TACATAAACCTTAAACTTCTTGTTAGGGTTTTCACTTGTGCGAATAGGGTCATTCAATTTTACCTTTTTACCTTGATACTCTGCAGCTTCCACGATATGATCATAACAATCATCGCAACACTTTTCTGAGTATTCTTTGAATGTTTTCATTTTTTCTTTTTCTTCGGTTTCTTTTCATGAGAATGTGAACCACCATGTGCTTCAGTTACTTCCGAGGCCTGGATTGTAAGTAATGTACCAGTATGTGTTACATAATACTCTTCTATTACACCATCTTCAGTTAGACTGTGATCTACAACTTTTACAAAATCTTCACCCAAACTTGGATGTTTGATATGAGTAGCTCAATCGTGTTGAATAGCTTTATTTACATTTTGTGTGTCTAAGTCTCTAGACATTTCTTGAAATGTTTTCATTTATCCCTTATTTCTTTTTAGCCTTTTTAATAAGTCCCTTTGCTTTAGTCTTTGCTTTTTTTGTCGCAGATTTGTGTACTTTTTTTGGTGTACTTGTAATCTTTTTTTCTTCTTTTTCTACATGATCTGCAACTCTTTCGGCAACCTCTTCGGGTTTACCGATTAACTTTTTTACATGATGTTTCAGTTTACTCATCAATCCCATATTGTCCTTTCTAATTGTTAATGTTTTTTCTTTTTCTTCTTCTTTGTAGAGAATACTTTCTTCACTGCCTTCTTTGCTTTCTTAGCTTTCGCCGCTGCAGCCTTCTTTGCAGCTTCTGCAGCTTTCTTCACTTGTTCTGCTTTTTTCTTAGCTGCTGCTTCTGCTGCTCGTTTTGCAGCTGCTACTTTTCTCGCTGTTTCGGCTGCGATTTGTTTGGCTCTTTCTTCTGCTGCTCGTCTTACAGCTTCGGCCTTTTGTGCTGCAGCGATTGCAGCCTGTTTAACTTTCCTTGCTTCTGCTGCCGCAGCTGCTGCTACAGCTTTGGCTGCCTCTTCTACTTCTTTTTCATGTTTTTCAAATTCTTCTTGAGCTTTTCTTACTGCCTCTTCCGCAACCCTTGCTGCTTCTTCAGCAGCAGCTTTAGCAGCAGCAATTTCTGCAGCGTGTTCTTCTAACAATCTCTGTGCTTCTTCTTCCGCAGCTTTAACAGCCTTTTCAGCTTCTTCTGCTACAATATGTGCGGCTTTAGTGTCTGCGATTGCATTGATGACATCCTTCGTTTCATCTAAAAGTTCACCAGTATCAATATCAACTTCTAAGTCTAACTCGACTCCTGCTATCAATTTAACTTCACCTTGAATACCCATTGTAAGATGACCATCATCAAATGTTGCACCACCACCAACTTCGGCACCAGCTTGTAAACCGACAGATACAGCAGCACGTCCAGGTGCTTCTGCTGCTCCCACCTGAACAGATGATTCTGATTCTACACCTACACTTGAACCGACACTTGCACCGGCACTACCTTCTGCACCATGAAGTCCAATCGAACCTTCTGCTTCAGCTCCTACATGAGATTCGGCGTATGCACCAGCGGAAGTCTCTGCTCCCACCTCAATATCAGTTACACCACCAAGATCTACATCTTCAGAATGACCTGCACTTGCTTCAACTCTTACCTCTGAACTTGCTCCAATTGACGCCTCCGCCGTAACATCGGTATCTGTAACTTCTGCACTTCCTCCTGCGTGTGCCTCCGCTTCAGCAGTTGCTGACGCTTCCATATCAACTCCACCTTGAGTAGTTCCTGCGTGGGCTTCTGCACTCGCACCAACCTCTGCTTCTGCACTTACACTTGTATCTGTAACTTCTGTTCCAGCGTGAGCTTCTACTTCAGCACTTGCTCCCACATCTTCATTACCGACACTTACTTTTTTTGATACTTCTACTTCAGCCATTTTATACTCCTATTCATTTATAGTGAACCATTGTAGTAATTGTTTTTCCCCTGTCATTTCTGCTTTAACTATCGGCCACTTGTTCCATGAATTTAAGACAGCATCTTCACCACCTCTACATAACTGAGTACTTCCATTTTCTTGTGTTAAACGTACCACATCTACCATTTTTGATTCTATTTTGTCCAATTTTTCGCAGCGCTAAAGTTCTGATGTGCAAATTCAAGCCGGTCTACCAACTTGACTGCTTTCCCTACTTGGTCTATAGCTACAAAACCTTCAACCTTTGTAACTTTGTATCCCTTATCAGTTCTAACAAAAGTAGATGCAACCCCCTTTGCCTTCTCTAACTTACGAATAATCATGTCCTTTGCATCTACAAGAAGATTTTGCATATCAAATATTGTTACTAACTTACTGGCCTGTGAACGAAAAAGTTTCATCAATCTATCCATGTTCTGTTGTTTGACTTCTTTGTTCTGAGGTCTTTTTACCTTCTCTACTTCTTTCTTGTATTTGTCATAAACATAAGCAATCAATCCAGCCGTGTGTTTTTTGGTATTTGTAATCTTCTCACCAGCTCGAACTTTTGTATTGTTGTAGGTCTTGACTAGTATCTTGAGTTCTTCATCCTGAGAGAGCATTCCTAAGAAGTTGGAATCTATCTTGCGAAAAGTTTTACCTGCGTTTGAAAGGATATTAGTTATATCAGTTGTTTCATCTTTATTAAAATTGATAGTTCCAGAAGTATCTTTGTATTCTGCGTCTGAAAACCATACTCCAGCATTCTTACTCAATCCTCTTAAATTGACAGAGAATGACGCTGACATATCTTCCATTGTCTTTCCACTATATGTGGTGTGAAAAACAATTCCCATAGAAGACGATAATATTTTTGCTGCGTTTTCAACTGGAATTGCATAGACAATAGTATTTGGTTGGAAAGTTATGTACTGCTTTCCATCTATAGTTTCTTTTTTTAAGTCATCCTGAGTGAACATCATGTCACCTTGAATGACTTCCTTTATGCCCAATTTTGACAGTTCGGTGAGTGCTACCTTTAATTTTTGGTTAAGACCAGAGCTCGGATGATTCCGATCAATGTCATCATGGGAATAATTTATCTTCGCATTCTTATTGAACACTCCCTTGGTGCCCACAAAGAACTGACCATTTTCAGGGTTAATTCCTGCGAAGATGGCTGGGGCGCCATCCCACTTCACCGTCACATTAACGCTGGATTTTGCATTTCCAGCGAGCATATCTCTTAGGGACTGCAGGAAGTTAATCGCTCCTCGCGTTCCCACTATACCACTATTTAGAACTTCATCTTCTAGATGTTCTAAATGTAAGTTCTTCTCTTCTGTAAGGAATCCGTCAAATGTAAACATTAGCTTCCAAAAATATCAGTATAGTCATCAACCATCATTTTGTAGGTTGAGGAGGTGTCTGGATTACCATACATTTGACCATTTTTAAATCTAAATACTATTTCTATTTTCATTACTTCAATATCTTTATCAATTGTATGAGCTATGAGAGTAAAGGTATATCCACTCCCCTTTGTTTCTCCTGTATAATCAAATCGTACATTTTCAATTCCTCTTTTAAATTTTTCCTCGCTTGGAATTAATTTGATATCTTTACCACCTTTAGCTGCGTACCATAAATCAGTTTTACTCACACTTATTTGAGTTTTAAATAAATCAGCCAAATTTTTTCTTATAACTTTATCTTTACTCTTAATGAAGGAATCAAATATACTTCCCATAGATTTATTTCTAAGTTCATCCCATCCCGGCGGTTTTTCAGTTTCATAATATTTTCTAGCAAGAAATCTAAATTCTTTTGCCTTTTTATGAGTTTTTACATATCCATTATCTTTTTCATCAAAAAATTCTTGGTCATCGTCTTCTAATCTTTTTTTCTGATATTCTGACCAAGATTTTACCGTATTAGATAACGCTTCAAATTCAATTTTTCCTTTTTCTAATGGTATTGTTTTTTTCACAAAATCCATCCAATCTCTTGTCATCTGATCCCACGAAGCACTATAATCCTTCAAAAGAACTTGAAGAATGTTTTCTTTTATACCCAATACAGTTCTACCAAATGAACCAACGGTTAAATTTTTAAGTTG